TTATTGTTAAACGTCCAATCACCACTCCACCTAAAAAAACAATAAATAAAAGTAAGGAAAGGTTAATGCTATTAAAAAATAACATGAAGGAACACCTCCCTGTTTATTCTCCGAGTGCTTCCAACGCCTGAATATGTTGTTTCTTGGTGATCTCGTTTTGTGCCATCATGGTTTCCACTTCCTTACGGATAGCAACCATGGTTACATCTAAGTTCATATCGTTAAGTGTGTCCACTGCATTACGCACAGCATTGGATTCTTTCATGGCTTTTTTAATCTGTTCTTTGTCATCGGTGACCGCCTTGGCGGGAGGGGTTTCCCCCTCATCCTCCAAATCCTGGAGTGACTTAATGCCGATGCCCTGAGTACCACTTGGATAGGTGTTCACTTTAAACTTAATCTTCTGCCCCACCCATTCCTTAGTATCCGCACCGTAGTCTTTAATCAACACCCTCCCATTGGTTTTATTCAGTGGTAGGCTGTACTCCATGTCTTTAAAACCTAACACTATCTTATCCACCTCATGCTCCTCCCCCGTTTGGAAGTCCTTTTCCCTCATGGTTCGGACTTCTTCGGTTTCGATTTCCATCCACTTGTTTAACAGTTTCTCTTGCCTAGCAATGTCCAGGCTTAGATAGGTTTTATCTCCAGCTGCTGTTCCATATATGTCCAGTGTTGTTGCGTCCACCATTCTTTCACTTCCATTTTCCATTTTCTAATTCATTTGTTAACCCACAATTTGGGGCAGAAATTTGTGATCCCATAAGGTAATCAATAAGTAAGTGTTCATAAATTGATGATTCTATGTCCTGGTCCAGTATGCACCGCGGACAGATAGATTCAGTTGATGCGGTGTCTGCTTCGAATGCTTCCCCGCATTTTTGGCAAATAACAATATACACCATATTTATCACCTTCCGGTGCTTTCGATTAACAGATCTGGTTTGTTCATCCAGAGTAAAGCAGTATATATTCTTTTGAAGTTGTCACGCTCCAACCTTAATCGTATGACACTTTGCCGTAGTGTTGTGGTACAGGTTTGCACGTGTGCTTTACGTTTGGCTTCGGTGGTGATGCCCTTTTCTTTTTTGAGATTATCCCAGTCGGTTTCCAGCCAAAGACTATTCTCTTTGTTTAACAGTTTTTCTTTGGCGGTTTGCAGTTCGTAGTCTTTGTTGGTTAATTTTTGGTTTATTTCAAATATATTCAGTTCCATCATTTCCCCCCCTTTATTGGTGGGGAGATTTTCGTAATATTACCTGTTAAGGCTTTTTTGTTGTACTCCCCACTGTTCTACAAAGTATATATCTCTAAATACTATTATTTATATGTTTCCATACTTTCCCATATTTATATAATTCTGGATCTCTGGCTAAGTAATTGGTGATGCGGTTTGGTGATAGGTTTACTCTAGATTCTTTTTTTTGTATTTTGTTCATAATTGTAGGGAATGGTAATCCTTCTGGATGGTTTTGTAATAGTTGGTTGAGCCAGTTTTTGGCTTGTTGTTTGCTGGCAAACCCTACATTTTTATTTTTATTCTTATGATAATAATTTCTCATATATTCTTTTCTATCCTTCATAACTTTTCCCCTCCATCTTATTTGGGGGTGTGAGGGTTTTATCGTAATATTACCCTTCAGGCTTTTTTTTATTATTCCCCTCACACCCATCCTAATTATATTCTATAAAGGTTTACTTATATGGTACTCACCACAATCGTCTGCTATGAGTTGGTGGTGGGTGATGAAGAATCCATCACATTTTTCACATGTCCAATGCACCATGAGTGTGTCCTGGCGTGGGGGGGTCTGTTTGTACCATGTATCAATTATACGGTTTTTGGGTTCTTGGCAGTGGGGGCATGTGATGTGTGATAATTGTTCAGCCAGAGCTTCTTCTTCTTGGGCTTGTTCTTCGTATGGTGTTCCTGTAATCCTCATATCCTCTCATTCTCCCTTAACATACTTCACGGGTATTTTATGGTAATGACCCCGTAGATTAGTCAGTGCCTCATTAATCCGGCGGAGATGGTACTCCTCATGAGCTTTCACCTTTTCCACCTCAGTTTTCCTGTAATAATCAAAAATACTCACCATAATCAATCACCACCCTTCGGTGTTTTGTTCCTGGCAATTATGTGCATGATTTCATGAGCACGGGTTTCGTTCAAAGGATGATTCCCATAGGTGTCATCCAGATACTCATGGATAGAATATAATAAATCATTTCCCAGTCGGATCTGTAAATCCATCATAAATATTCATCCCCTGGAATGTAATCAAACGCTTCCCTTATGTAGTAGTCGGCGTATTCTTTCAGGTTAAAAAAGGTGTCTTCTTCTTTTTCAGCCATGTTAAATCACCCTGTGGATGTGTGTTCGGTTGCTGGGTTTTTTGGGTTGGAATGGTTTAAACTCTTCAATGAAGCGTTGTAGTTCTTCATCCCATCGGATTTTGTTTTTGGTGGTTTGTTTCATGTGAACACACGTCTCCTTTGCATAGCCCTATAATTTTTATATTTAAATAGTTCATCACAAAATGTGTGATATCCTGTTTGTATTCCTATCTCTAAAGCGTAGAACACAGCTTTAATGGTTTCTATCATATTTTTCCCTCCGTTTTCGTCCCTTGTTTCCCCCTATTATAGGAGAAAACGGAGAGTCCTTTAAAAAAAAATATAGACTCTCCAATGGCAAGAAGATCTTGTTTGAATTAGTCCCCTCCTGCAAGTAAACCTTTGTCATTATTACTATATAAAACTATCGGTATAAAAAAATAAGAAAAAAATATAATCAATATACAAGTCAATCAGCATCATAAATACACATTCTATCATGTTTCTCAAACAACTCAAAAGGTTCAAGTTTATTATATAAAAAATCGGTATCAGTTTCATAAAACTCAATAACACTTCTTTCACCTCTATATATAGTCACATCCAAACTATGTTCAAAAGGCATGAAATCGTATTGATAATGCTTATCCCTGTTTATATTATAATCTACTTGGATTGAATAACCTTTATTAAGTAATTCTTTTATTTCTGATTCTGAGAAATTGACACCAAATAATTTTCTTTTTTCTTTAATCCAAGGGCATTCCTCATATAAAGTGTTTAATGGTTCGCTTTTCCAAATATAAAATTCATCGAGCAATTCAAATGTTCTCCATTCATCAGGATGGTTTTCTTTTAACCATTTATCAAAATTCATTATGTTTCTCCTCCTCATTTTTTATACCCCCTTAATTTTGTATATATTTATAACTTTACTATTATATATACATTACTGTTTTGGTAATGTATTTGGTTCGTTATAGTGGTGTTTAACGAAGTAAGTCAGAATTGGTCGATTAAAAAAGTCCTCCTTATACACTTAAATGTATAAAGAGGTTTAAAGATTTGTTATTGTGGGTTGCGTTATCACTGATATGTAATGCAGATTGGATTAAGTACGGCCATCATCACTAAGAAGCCATTGCTGATTATAACCAATCAAGTTAGCACCACTGGCACACCATAACTGACCAAGAGGATAAGATGATTTAAGGGCCGCTGCTGGATCTATACGTCGCCAGTTGCTACCTAATTCTTTACCGGCTATGTCTAGTTGTATGTGTCCACTTCCACTTGCACATCGGATGTTAACATATCTGACTGAGTATCCTAGGTCTTTGGCGACTTGGTACATTAACTGACAAATGTCACTACAATTCAATCCGCTGCGGTTCTTTAAGCGTTGTAATGCTGCTGACTGACTATAAATATCATTATAGTAATAAGAATAGCTACGGCCTTTAATGCTGTTATAGGCTTCTGTGAAACTGTTAACACTTCTTCCAACGGCGTTCTCAAAGGATTGAATGTAAGCAGATTTGTTGGATGGTGTGGTAACTATGGTGTTAACATAGTTAGGTGGGCTGCCATGGCTCTGTTCCCATAATTCATACCGTGTTCTCATCTCATTAAATCGTTTAATATTGATGGTGTCGCCTTGTTGGTTTGGTTTAGTGTACATGAACCGTGGTTCGGTTCCTTTGCTACGTCGCCATGCCCAGTATCTCATGAGCATGTCTATGAACATGGCTTTGTATATTTTCGTGTTTGTGTTGCTTATATCTGTCATGGTGTTATCCCCTCTTTTTTTGTTATTCATCCCTGCGTCGTATCATATCTTTAAATGCCGTTTTACTTATTTTATAGGAATCGTTACTGATGTCTTCACCAAAACTCGTTAATGTACCCATTCATTTCACCTCATATTCTTTATAAAATAAATCATGATATATTCACTTAACTTATTTCCCACAAATAATTAATTTCTAACAACAAAATTTCTAACAACCGGTTGACTTCTATATCGTATTTGTGTTAAACCGTTCCAAAATTCATCAAAAGTTCGCACTTTAACTCCGCTCTGATAAACATATTTTATGAATTCCTCAAAATGTTCAAGATACCATCCACTTGAAGAAGGATCTTCTTGAATATCATGGAACACTAAAAAAACAGTGGTATTATGTTCTAATACATAATCAACATAATTTTTAGCGGATTCAAGACTCGTTTTTTTATTAACAACTTGATAAGGAATATTATATTTATCTTGGATTGGAAATGAAACATAACCTACACTATTCCTCCCTGCAATCAAATTAAGTTTCGGGAAAAGAGTATCGCATAATACATTATATTGCCCATAGGGATACCCAATATAGTATGCAGTCCTCTCAAAGCCGTTTTCAAGTAACCATTCAATGGATGGAGATATAACATCCATTAAGTCATCTTCAGTAGTTAATAAGCTTAAATTTGAATGATTCCTTGTGTGATTTGCTATACAACACCCATCTTCATATAATTCAGTTAATTCACTGATTTGAACAGATGTACTCATTGCCCCAATCCAGTCACTGTTGATAAAAATAGTGCATGGCATATTGTATTTTTTGAGAAGTGGATATGAAGTGGTAATTAATGTTTTTTGATTGTCGTCAAAAGTAAATATTATTGTGGGAAGTGTATATGGGAATGGTATAGGTGTCCTATTTACTGTTTTTCTAGTTATCATGTTTTTTATAGTTGGAAGAGTTTACACTCATATATTTTTACGGTTCCTGTTGCTGCAGCCGATGTGTAAAATCTGATTCTGAAATATCTTTCGGATATCATAGTTGGGGCGATTGATATCTTACTTTCCGTGGGTGATCCACTTCCCCCCACACTCTGTCCTTCATTATATGTTACTGCATTAAAATTGTCAGAACTTTGATCAACATATATATATAAATTATTATTCGAAACACTAACCCCTGCGTGTATACTTAGTAATAATGGACTACTTGGGGTATCATTTAGGTCGAATGTAATTGTTCCAACCGTTCCAGCCCCACTTGTGCTTTTGGTTCCTGTTCCTGTGCTTGTGGTGTGATTTCCATCTGTGACATTGGCTAGGTCACTAGGTGGGGTATCCCATAAAGCTGCTGTGGGCACATTTCCAATTAATAGGTTCCTAAGTTTACTCCGACTTTTAGTTATGATTCCACTTTGCATTTTTAAGCAACTCCATAAATGAATCTTACACCTTCATCATTCACCAATGAATCTATATAGACATCGGCGAGGTTATCAACATCTAACATAATACTATCACCTGATTCTAATATTATTCCGGTTCCTGTACTGGCTGTGGCATCCACACCAGACCCCCCCACCGCTATGACTGATGTGTTCTCGTATCTTGCTTGTACCGTTACATATTTGATTGCTGTGCTGGCTGCTAATGCCACATCTGTTCCGGCGGTGGTTACATTCTTAATACCATGACCGAGGCTAGCGGCTGGTTGTTCTACGCTTGTTATACTATCGGTATCACTATCAAGGGCGGTTGCCAGTGTTACGTTTTGGGGTGTGGTACCGCCGATTATGTTCCCAGACTCATCCACTACACATGTATCTAAAGGTCTTTTGGTTCCCGCGTTGGTTGCGGTTATTTGTTTTTTTCCAGTTGTGTTAGTTTCTTCTGCTGTTATTCTATTACTCATAGTTTCATGTCCTCCAATTTTGTGTTTAATACTTTGATGTAACTCTCTACCAATTTTTAAAGCTGTAATTTTGTGTGTGGGTGGTTTGGATGGGTGATAGAGAGCAACCCACAAAAAAAAGTAAAAAAAAATGTTAAAAAAAAAGTAATAATAAGTTAATTCAATATTCACATTTCTGATTCCCATAAATCTGAGGACACGGATCCACCTCAGTAGGAACACCACGACACGCCGTGAATCTGCTTAAATCAGTTCCAGTGTGATTATCCCAATACAAAGATGAATTAGTGCTTATCAAAATGTGAATAAAATTAATAGGCACACCCGCATTTATACTAGCCCCACAAGCATTAGTTTCCCCATTATTCGTACTACACACATTTACGTTAAGTGCATCAGGGTAACACCAATCAGGCCCCATACTGGTGCTATCTCCGAGTGGCCAATAAAACCCTTTAGGACCACACACAAAAATAGGCAAACCCCTTATCATTGCATAAGGGTCGCCCCCAGCAGCACACCAAAACCAGCCACTCCCATCGCTGCTGAAACCAATCCAAACACCACCATAAGGATACCAACACTGAAAACCATCATAATGAAACTCATGCCTAAAACCGAAAGTTAAATTCAGGTCGTGGTCTTCTCTGTAAAATGGTTCATCAAAATGATAAGTATAGGCATAATATTGTCTTGTGCCATCAGGATTACTAGTACCATGACTAGTTGATAATCCCATATTCACGTTTTGACATCCATACATTCCTTTGAATCCAGGTTTGAATGCTGCTTCTTCACCGGTTTTAAGTTTGCGGATTATTACTTGGTCACCAGGTTGGAATGCGTTGAGTCCGTGGGTTACTTGGCTTATGCCTTCATCTTGAATGTTTTGGGGGTGTATTCCGATTGTGTCGCCTATGCGTGGTACTTCTCCTTCATTTAGGACTAATACTCGTCCGTTTTTGGTTTTGGTGAATATTATGCTGTTGTCGTTTACTTTTATGTCGTCGTTATCTCCCATAAAAAAACAAGCCCCCTCTAATTAGTTAGTCGCTGGTTGCTAAACTCCTAACAATAACCTTAACACCATCACTTTCACGAGTAACCAATAAATGTTCATCATCAATAACCTCAGTAACAGTAGCCGCCTCTGGAAGCGACTTATTAACCTCATCCTGTGCTGTGCTTTGTATAACTTCAAACTCATTCGGTGAACTAATCACACTAGAATCAGTTGTAAGATTTAAACTGGTAGTTGGTGTGGCTCCCGCATCATTGAATTTCCAGTCCACCACTGTCCAAACCGTGGTCGGATAATGAATGTCATCAGGGAATATTATCTGCTTACCCGGCTCGATAAGATAAAAACCAGTTAATTCAATACTAGCAGTATAAATAGGTACACATTTCATATCCAAAAGGTATTGTAGATATGCTGTCATCTCAGTTTCATCCATACAACTATCTGTCACAGTTTCGTCGACCATGAGTCCGTGTTTGGCTATGCTAGGGGCATCTGTAATTTGAACAGTGCCAGCGGTGTCGCCTTCACCATACGTGCCGGTAATATCATTTTTAATACTACTACTATCCTCGCTGACACTGAAATTAGTTATTCGTCCATCTGTGTTGAAGAAATATTCTATTCCTTCCCTTTCACCTATCTCAAACCATTCCAAATAGCCTTCAAAGTTAACGTACCATCTTAATACTTTACCCGTTTTCTTTTTATAAAGGTTAAATAAACTGTTTAGGGCTGCTTCTTTGGTACTCCACTTCCCACACCAGCGGTCACAGGTTTCATCAGTGGTTACGGTTGCTGCTTCACTGGTGGGGGCGGTGCATCCTGTTCCACTCCCTGAACCATAAATATAATACCCTGTGGGGCATGAAATATCCATTACATAATCAGCCATGTTTATACTTCTCCTGTGATGGTGGTTAACCCTCTACCTTTACTAACACCCGTATCAGTAAGTATTAGGTCAAGAATTTCATTATAACTATACTTCTTATCGGATGTGGTGTCACAGTCAAGTTTAAAGGGTTGCCGTGTGAATAATCGCCCATCATTACGTCCAACAATAGCATAAATACGGTTTCCATCTTTCTCATCACGTTTAACACTTTCAATCTTACCATTAAAGGCAATTATTTCTTCAGGCCGAGTTCCATCAACAATAATAAATTCAAAATCCATACCAGTTGTGAACTCGTCGGGGTGGAGTGGTGTGGCGAATGTTACGGTAAAGGTGGATGGGCTGTTGTTTACTCGTTTTTCTATTGTTATATCTTGTATAACGGCGTTGTCGTTACTCATATAATACTCCATCAATTCTTATACCATACCGTAGGTTTCCAGTTAGTCCGGGGAGTTCTTGGGGGTCGTAGGATACGTTTCCGAGTAGTGCCACACCGTAGAGTAGGTCATCCCATGTTCCAAGACTCCCAATCGTGGGAACATTCCCGGTGTATTCTATGAAATTAATGTAATCTACATAAGTATATCGACGTATGCCTGATGTTGCTGTGCTTGTTGTGGTTAATCTTTGTTTAACACTCTCAGTGATAGTATTATCAGTATGTGTTAAATATTCAGTTCCATCCATACTTATGGTGAAAGCTCCGTTAATGGTTCTTTCAATTAATATAGTACGTAATGTTTCAACACCAAAAGGAACGTTCTCACTGGTAGTTAATAATTCACCATTTTTATACAACTTGAAATACCATGGGCCAATCCAAGTGCTTAAATCACATCTCAAACGATAATAATCAGTTCCATCATGTATGAAATCATAATCAAAATATCTGTATCCTGCTGTAACATAAGCATCATTGTGTCTGTCAAAGTATAATTGAATATTCCAACGTCCATAGGCACCTTCGGCGTCAACTTCAATCACCGGATCAGTATAATCTGTTCTATCCCATAATGCCAAGACGTTATGTCCAAATAAGTTAGGACTGGCTAGTTTATAGTCAATATACACTACTTCGCTCTGGTTATCCCCTGCTATTTTCTCCCAAGGGGTGATATTATACACACCAACCTCTTTATTCTGCCAAGACCAATACTCATCATAACTTAAATCATTCTCCAAATCCATACTACTATTACCTGCCAGGATGTAGATGGTTTTGATTTCATCAGCATCTAATGTTGGTATTCGTACAAGGAAAGTAGCACTCACACTATCCGTTTTATAATCAATCGTACTGTCTAATTTGAGTGTGCCATAATAGAATCTTATATCACTGAAATCTGTTTCCATATTACCCGCACTATACGGGATTGTTATTGTGATTATAACATCTGTCTGATCCGTATCACTATTGCTAGTTACTGTGAAGGCGTTAATATAATCCCATAACTCAAAAACAGAACTAGTATAATCAAATACAAGTCTCCATCGTTTACTACCTATAAGTGAGGTTGATGGTGGTTGATAATAAAGATAAAAGTCCGTACTACCTTTATCTAGCACGTCAAGGTTGATTGTGTTACTATACGTTACCCCATCCAAACTAAGATATGTGGAGTTTGTGGTTTCAATAGCCCTATTAGCATCTAAGTATGGTTCGCCAGGTGTAACACTAACAGTAACATCACCTGGTAACTGGTTTTTAAATGTTAATTTCTTAACCGCTGACCGCATCCCAGGATACACATCTTCAAAGATGATACTATGTAAATAGTTACCGTCTTCATCGAATAGGTTAAACTGAGGCCACATCCACGTTGAAGGCACTATCCCTGTGGCAACATTACCCGCAACCGGAATATCCAACATTAAATCAGTACCAGGGTTTAAACCAGTAGCAACATTTTCCCCTATTGGGATGTCTATTACTGCCGGGGTGATTGGTGTTAAACCAGTACCTATATTCCCTGCCACTGGAATACTTAACGATTTATCTAGGTTTGGATTATAACCAGTTCCAACACTTTCAGCAACTGGAATGTCAAGGATTAAATCAGCCATACTCTTATTATCCCCCTGATTTTTAACTTATTGTATCTAACAAAATTCCACTAGCATTAAAGTTCAATGTTAATGTTCCATCAGTAATAGTTTGATCGGTTCCAAAATCAATTAAACTTATAAGGGGATTAGTAGCTGTAGAACCGGGGGTGCTATCATAAATCACTGCGTACTGGAAAGTAAGACTCCCAGTAATAGTCCATGATACATTAACACCATCATAGGTTAATGTTCCCGTTCCCCCGGTAAGTGTTGGAGTTGTTATAGTTCCACCTCCAGCAGTGTAACCTGTTGCTGTAACCTCATTAGTTAAATCATCTTGAAAATCATGGGCATCCAAATCAGGAGTATGAGTGCTGGTATGAAGGCTCACTTTTATAGTGTCATCTTCCCAGTCGATTAATTTCTGCCCTAAACTCTTTTTTGCAAGAGTGTACCATGTATGTGTTGTTGCCATAATATCTTTTCCACCTTTTTTATCATTATCTTTTTTTAGTCAAATATTAGTTTAATCCATTGTAACCATGCACCATAATTCTCACCCGCCTCCAGGGTGTGAATCGTGGTTTTAATCGTAATAACATTAGTGGGGGTGTCTAAATCCCATGTAAACTTTTCAGTACCCGTTGACAGTCCAACCGGATTACTGGGGTCTTCCCCATAATGCCAAATCTGTTCAACATCATTCACATAAATCTTACTACCAGGAACATCACAACCACAACCATAAACTTCAACACGCTTAACATTACTTGTTTCAGTGATTTGCATCCAACCAAGTTCAGTACCATTCAAAGCACTAGTATCCTCCGTTTTAACTTCAGGTGGTCCAGGGTCATATAAATAATAATATTCCATATTAGTGTATAATGGGTTGGTGAAGGGTGGTGTGTAAACTTTAACTGTATTTGGGCTTTCCGCTTCATATTGTATAACAAGTTCATATTCAATTATACTACCATCATTATCTTCATCATAGAAATTATCTAAATCCACGATGACTCGTTGTATTGCACAATTAGTCCACGTTTTCGTACTCGTTGCTGCTGCGTTTGAGGCGGTTACGGTTATTATTTCCCCATTCCCCACTTGGAGTTTGGTGCCACCATTCAAGAGTGGTGTGTTATTTATGTATTGGGATGTAAGAGCATCAAATGCTTCTATCTCAGTGATCGGATCAGCATCCAATTCTTCGGCGATAGCAGCACACTTTAAGGTTAGTGTGTTGTTTGGTCGGTCATCTTTAAATACTGGTTCAACCCATGAAGGCGTTAAACCACCTATAAGCCATGTATGATAAGCCATACTCTTTTATCTCCTCATGTTTGTAACGGACACACCAGCATTTGTGGCTTGTCCTATTAGTTTACCACTCAATCCTTCACCTACTCCTTGTCCTAATCCCCTTCCCACGGAAACGGGGTCTGATCCTTCTGGGATGTTTATCGGGCCGGTGAAATTAACGTTAATACCACCTCCACTTGGATAGAGTGAGGTTGAAGAAGGTAATCCTGTGGTTGGTATTGGTATATTTAAGCCTGATAATCCTTCGTTCATTCCGTCGATAAATGCAGATGCTACATTTTTCCCCCATATATCAATCTTTTGGAGTGGTCCGGTTTTGGGTGGGCTGTGGCCTTGTAATCCAAAGGTGGTTTGATTGGCCGCCTTGTTTATTGTGGATGCTCCGCTTTGTATTCCACTTGCAACACCATTGCTCCATGCACTACCAACATTCTGTCCACTTTTTTTAGTGATTCCATCTATTTGATTAAGTTGATGTTCCAGTTTCATTATTTCAAGGTCAATGCCCTTTTTCTCAGCATCTGAATATTTGGGGTATGGTAAAGGATAAAATCCACCACTATCTTTATATTCTACCTCATCTCTTTTCAGTTTTAATGCTTTTATTTGATCATTTATCCCACTCTCTGACAAACTTTGCACTTGTGATAACTCACCACTAGTCCAATCAGCATCACCTAACTGCATACCAAAAGCACTAAGACCATCACTTAACATTCCAAATGCTTGTTGTCCAACCTCTCCCATCTGCCAAAGTGCTGCTGTGGCGTTGTGTACTGCCACTTGGAAATCAAGATTTAACCGCTGTGCTACTGATAAAGTGGATAAATCAAGACCACCCATTTCAGTAGTCATGTCGTTTATGTCTATGATTGCTGATTCGCTGGTTTCACTGATTTTGTTTTTAAGATCGGAGTATGATTGTTGAAGTTTTTTGTTAGCATCCTCCTCATCTTTTTGTTCTTTCCATCTATCAGCTATTTTAGATGAAGCTCTGTATGCTGTAGCTGGGCCGCCTACAACTCCCCATACAAGACTCCAAAATTCTTCATCTGTTATAGTTGGTTCAAAGCCTTCTTTAACACCCTCACCTAAACCAGTACCAAGTTCTGTTCCATACTGATTCATCTTTTCAGGAGTAACTTCACTTAATGGGCCTGTTTTTGCAGGGCTGTGTGGGAAATAATTAGCAACGGTTTGTAATACATCTTCAATAGTAGGGATAGCATCTTTCATGCCTTGTATGAGGTTGTTTATCCACTGTGTACCAGCCTGATATAAATCCTCCCCGAATCCTACAACGTTTTCATATAGTTGTTGGAATGGTGATGCAATACTACTGAGAGCATCCATGAATCCGCCTTGTATCCATGCACCAAAACCAGATAATGCTTCCCATAAACCGTTAATACTATTCCGTACTTGTTCATTATTTTGATACAATAAATACAAACCCGCAACCAAAGCCGCAACAGCTATAACTACCAAACCAATAGGATTTGCCATCATAGCAGCATTCCACAACCACTGAGCCGCCGTAACAGCCTTAGTAGCAGCAGCTTCTGCAATCATAACCGCCCTTTTAGCAGCCAAAACCACAGTATTTTTAGCATGAGCCAAACTATTCTTTATCGTTTCAATAGTAGCTGACTCAGTTGATTTAATATAAATCTCCCATGCAGCGTTTATACCAATAATAGGAGTAGTTATACCTCCCAAGGTGCTGCCGAAGCTTGCTAGACTACTAGCAACACCACCATATCTAATAGTGATATCTTCTAACCATGCTCCGATTTGTTGTAGTATGGTTTTATGTTCCCCTTCTTCATCAGCAAGCTGGTCTAACTGTCCTGTGTAACCATTCACAATACTAGTAGCGTTTTCTAATTCAGATGAGGATAAACCAATCATATCTGCAAACACAGCAGCATTACCACCAGATTCAATGAGGGCATTATTAATTCCTTGATAGGCTGCACGACCTCCACCGAACTTCTCAGTAGCAGCTGCTATGATGACAGCGGTTTGGTCAATGGTGAAGCCCATGTCCTTGAATTTGCTATCATATTTCTCCATCCACTGGATGTATGATGCAAACCCACCAATGATATTATCATTAGCATAAGCGATTGCATTGTAGTACTGGGGCAGATCGCTCATGTCTGCTCCCATGACTTTTAATGATTTGCTGAATTTGATTACATTATCATAACCCACACCAGTAGCATCATTAATCCTATCCATACTAGTAGCACTGTCTGCTAAATCTTCAAATGATACGCCGGCTTGGTGTAATGCTTTACTGTAGGCTAGGGCTTCTTCTTTGGGGAATGTGGCATTGGTGATGTATGCGATCATATCTGCAAGTTTGCCTTCATCCACCCCGGTCATTGTGGCTAGTTGGCCTATTTGTATGTTGGTTTCATCTATTTTTTGGGCTGCTAATTCCATTCCAGCGGTGAACCCGGCAACGGCTAGGGCGGCGGCTGCCATTGCCTCAACACTCACACTTCCAGTTTCTTGTACACTATCACCGGTTTCTTTTGCTTTGGTTGATGCCTCATCCAATTCATTTCCTAGATTGTCAACTGATTCGGTTGCTTCATCTGCCCCGGTTGCACTTATATCAACACTCCTATCATTAATCCCTTCTAATTTGTTTATTAGTTCATCAAGGGCTGATGATATGTCTGATATGTCACCGGTTACGTTGATTCCGAGAGTTTTGTCTGCGATGAGGATTCCTCCATTAAAATAAGTAGTAAAAATTAGTATGTTATGTGTTGAATTTTAAAAAAGCTAAGCTAAGATTAGTTAAATATATTTTAATTCAGTAACCTAAATCTAAAAAAGATGTATTAAAAAAAAGGAATAAAGTGTTTAATTACCCTTGAAGAGTAGTAGTTTGTGTGTATATGGCTTTAGAATCATCTGAAACATCTTTCGAAGAACTAAAAACCAATATATCAAATTTCCCCGCTTCAAAATCAATTCGTTGAGTGATATCAATTTTATATGATATGTCTTCTTTTGCAGAATTCATACTCCACACAGAATCTCTTTTAACAACATTACCAGAAGAATCATACCATTCCATAACCACGTTAAGATAATCAAAATCATTATCTGGAATTAAATATGTGGAATAGTGGGCATCGGCAATGAGAATGTTATCAACACGATTGAAATTCCCCCAAGAAAAATCAGTATGTGAAAAGGAAACATGCCCTCCCTGTGATTGTGAGGATGCAGTAAACATACTTACAATAATAAGTAACCCTATAAAACAAGCTACGCCAACTGTTATGGTTTTGCTTCTTTTATCAAATTTTTCCCACCACGCTAATAATGGGTTGTATGGTTTTTTTGACTTTTTTTCAGCTTTTAAATTACTCCCACATTTACATTGGAAGTCTTCAGGGTTTTCATCTTCTTGTAATTCGTATTTTAAGCCGCATTTATTGCATTTGACAATCATAAAATAACATACCCCCCACCATATTATGTTTTACTAATATAATATTATAGGAGTATGTTATTATTAATTGTTTCCATTTTTTTATCCTCTTAATGCCTTTATTTTAGCTTCACGGTCTTTCTTCCAATCTGCAGGGCCTGATGGGAAATATTCAAGGTCACGATATAACACATCATAAATGTCAATCATATACAATTCATAGGCATAGTCTTGACTCCAACCAGTTTCAAAGCAAATCCCATTCATCAACTTCCGAAATTCAATCATTTCTTCTTCTGGGGTGAGGTTGGTTTTCCTTTTAATTTTCCTTGCTTTCCCTTATCAGCCTCCTCCAATTCCCTTTTCCTGGCTTGTATTGACCGTTCTATACTACTTGGAGGGTTTGCTAAACTAATCATGGTGTTAGCAATTAGTGAAGCATAGTAGCGTCCAATATCAATATCATCCATTTCATCCAACTCTCCTGAGCTTAAATTAGGATAATAAAACCTTTTAACTCCCCTTTGAGCTAAATGATACGCAGGCCCATCCATCTTATCGGTATCACTATCACCATCAACTAATTTGCTAGTGATCTCTTCTACTTCAAGTGTTGAGTCCTGAATTTCATCGCTGATTTCATAAATCCTGTCAAATACACCTAAGTCTTTGAGTTCTTTATCTGATAATTGGTTTCCTTTTTCATCTCGGCTTATTTCTTCGATTTCAGATTGTAATTCACCAACTTTTTTCATGATTGGTCTTATCTGTTTTTGGATGTGTTGAATACTGATTACATAGGGTTTGTCTATGGGTTTATATCCTCTTATTTCGATTGTGTTTCCCTCAATCTCGATTTTTTGGGTTGGATATAGTTTTGGTATTTTTATTGGTGCTTTCTTTGCCATGATTATTACCCCTCCATAATTTTGATTAATTAAAAAATAAAAAAAAGGACAAGTGTGTTTAGTCTTTTGCTAAAATATACGGTTTTTCACCAACAGCCAATGTTAAAGTAGCCGTTAAATTGTCGTTCGCACTACCTTCTGGAAGTACTGGTGCTTTGGTTATGCCTTCAAGCATAATGTATCCATGGACGGTTCTGTCCTTTGGATCTTCTACCTCATCACCACTATATATTGGTACGTAACCATCCATCAATAACGGTTTATCCCTTAACTCGTATAGGGTGTGTCCTGTTTGTACTCCAGTCTGGGATGTTGCTTCGTCAAAGTTACCAAGATATATTGCTTCAAGGTCTGCTAGTATGACATCAACGTCGTAACTGGTTTTTATTTTTCCGAATGATTGGTAAACGCTTCTGCTTCCCATTCGTTCAATGTCTTTGGTATCCTGGTCTAATTTGGGTTTGATGGATTGCTGGACATATACGTCGTGTTCTACTGTACAGGTTGCCCATACTGTGTCTGTTCCCTCGACGCTTGGTGCTGCTGCGAGGGTTACTTTCCCATACACTGTGAAACCAGTGTCGGGGTCGGTTATGGTATCCACGCTGGTTACGGTTACTTCTGTGTATGTTGCTGTTTTCAATGTTTCCACGGTCACGTCGTCGGCGATGGGTACGATTCTTTTATAGGTGGTTGCTCCTATGGGGTAATGTGTTGCGGGGAATGTGAACACTGCGTTAGTTCCGTTTACAAGTCCTGTTAATTGTACTCTTTCTGTTTCTGGTTTTTTGATTACCAGTATCATTTGTGAGCCGTCCATGGTGTCGGCTGCTAATGTGTCTATATCATTAATTGGCATATTTTTAGTCCTCCTTACTTATTATTTTCTTTTCACTTTTTATTCTACCTTTCTGGGCTTCATCTATCTCTTTTAATGCTTCTTCTTTGTTAAAATCTTTAAACATATCCCCAAAGTTATTAGCGTAATTCTTTGCTCCGAGGTAATCTTTATGTTTAATGTAATGTTTGATTGTGTCTTCTAATCCTTTTTTTGTCATATTTGGCATGGTTAACCTCCATTTTACTTAAAAATGAGTAAGATTTAAATGAATTTAATGAAAAATAAAAACAATAAATGTATATTTAAACTGTTATTAAACTACGAGCCTTAGCAATATCCAATATCAAAACTGCTCCAGCACAATAATCTGGCGACTTACTAGACCCCATATTCTTATCATTCTGCCGGAAACCACCAGGATTCTCCACATCCACCTTACATTTACAACCACTAATACCAAGGGTGCTGTCACTGTTTATCTCACTTTCTAGTCGGCTCCATAGGTATGCGGCTCTTTTTTGGGCGGTTTCATTCTCACCATCCACATAAATCAACATATAACCTTTAACATGTGCTACTTTACCTTTACCTCCCATCGCACTTGTTATTCTTTCTATTTTTCCAAGGGCGATTAGTACAGTATCTCCAGGGTGTAATGAGATGTTATCTGGTTTGCCGGCTTCTATTTTCCCGAACTCATTAACCCCTGCAATGGTGTCTATTTTTGCTGCGGTTGCTTTAAGTGCATTATAAACAGCATCCCAATCATAACCTCGATATGTTTCAGTCATACTTTTATTCTCCTACTATCCATGATCCAATCTCATCAAGACGACTATCCACACTTGGGTCTGTTTCTACAAAAGCGTTCTCCATGAAATCATTAGGACTTGTTCCAGGGTGCATGCCTATATAAACCCATCCACCATCAATCATAACAGGACTACCAATCCAATGTGGCTGTGTGCCTAAAATGATGTAGGGGTAATAGTACATTTCATTGTCAAAATAGAAATCATAATCACCAGTATCCACCACTATATTAGCACCGACAAGATTACCCTCCTTGAATGGTGTGAATATTGCTATTTGAAATGAGTAATCCTCTTTCAAACCATCAATTACTGTAGTTTTAAAGTGATCAGAAAGCCCATCCCTAGTTGCTTGTAACTCATTAACCACATCTTTCAACACGACTATGTTAATAAAACCCATAATGATTCATCCAGTGAATGGTTGTAGGACTATGTCTGATTGTCTTTCGAAACTTTCTGCGGATGGGCTGCGTTTATCTTTAGTGGTGTATAGTCCGTCCATGAGTACGGCTTTGGTCATGAGGTTGCTGGCTTCTGTTAGGATTGCCATTTTCTCTGTGGGGTTGTCTGGGAAGTCTGCTTCTGTTAATGAAACTATTATCTTTAGTTTACCATTGATTAACTGTTGTGCGGTGCTTATTGCATCATCCACTATGGTATCGTCGTCTTGCCAGTCTTTGAGGTGTGCTTTCATATCATTTAGTATGGTTGTTTTATCCGCATAATATGCTGATAATGGTGTGGCATCTAATTCTATGGTTTGTGAATGGGTTGAAACCACCGTGTCAACAGTTATAGACCATGTGAATGTATAGTTACCTGTGATTGCAGTAGATAGAAAAGTGTAATCATAGTGGTATGTTCCGGTGCTGTCATGTGTTGCCGTTGCTAATGAGATTAATGTTTCGCCAAGGGGATCTATAACGCTGATTTTAACACTGGTAGGGTCAGTTAAAACACCATCCACTTTATATGTAATGGGTAATGTGATGGTATCTCCAGGATAATTAGTCATACTCAAATCACTTCCATAATAACTCTACTTAAACGGTTAATATCATCTTCAACAGTAGAAGCACGGTTTTTGACTTTATCCAAGACCATACGACATAGTACGTCTTTGGCTATTGGTTCCTCTGGCCGAGCAGCGGTGGTATAAGTGACTTGGTATGTGTAATCCAAATCACTTGGAGGGCTGGTTAGAATGATAGTTCCGGTACCCAGTTCATATTCATCACTATCCAATGTGTATTCTGCATTGTCGATTAAAACTTCATCAATACTTGTCAATGGATAGTGACCAAGTTGTATCACTTTGGAGTTATGGCCGATCACACGTTCAACAACTTCCCTATCACCTTCAAAAATATGACCTGTTCTGCGTTCAAGGTCACTCTGACATAACGTGATTAAGTCTTCCAAGTCATCGTCTGATTGTAATAATATTCCCACATGATAGGTGCGTGCTGCGTTTTTAACGTCTGTTGCGGTTACTAGAACCATACTTATCTATTCTCCCTTCGATTTTTCCTTTTTCTCAGTTTTAGATTCAATTAATGTTCCTTTTTCTTCTTCGGTGGCTTTGTAAGCTTTAATCTTCTCTTCATACTCTTTCTCATAAGCTGCCATTAATTCTAACATGTTACTTGCAGTTATGTTCTGATTGATTGAATATGTTCTTGAAAGGTCTAATCGCTGTACTAATCCTCTCCACATTTCCTCATAAACATTCATAAAATACCCCCTCCAATCTATCCATATTATTCTAATTTAAAAAAAATAAAGGAATGTAACCACCTAATTTTAGGCAGCTACTGCAGTCAATTGCACGGTTTGATATTTACCTGTGGCAGCATTTCCAACTACAATGTGAACAGCGTCGGTGTCATCCTGATATAAACCAACAATTCCCTGTTTAAGGTCATCAGTACCAAACGCAGATTCCAATGCAGCTATGCTCACAGCGGCATCACCATCTACATAGGGTATGTCAATTGCTCCAACGTCAAAAGCACCGGTTAACTGAATACCTTTAGATACTACTCCAGCACCACCAGTAACTCTCATACCTATTCCTTCTGTTAGTGTTCCGCTGGATTCTTCTTCCAATACTACATCCACACCAATCCCTTTACTTACCTCTGCAGATGCACCACTGACATTTATCTTTGCAAGTACGGCGTGTGCTTCAGCGGATGCTCCCATGTTTCCTTCTATGGTGGCTTTAGCTTCTAATGCTCTTACAATACCGTCTGGGGTGCTGGTTGATGCTACCTTCACATTAGCATATAGGGCATCGAAGTATCCACCATCATTCACAACAGGGGCATAGGCAACTTTCATTCCCCTTTCATAACCTGATGTGGTGGCAACTGGAACATACATGCTGTTATCGGCGGCGTTCCTTGTTGATATTAGTCCAAAGACTTTACTGGCATCTGCATCTGCAGCGGCGATCTTAGTAATTTTGAGGACACCGGCGTTGGTGATTGTTCCGGCTCCACTTAGTGTGGCTGGTGCGGGCACACCATCGGCCCCACAAATTATAACCTGCCCATCTGTACCTGTCACTATGGTTGTGGCCGCTTCTAATGCTCGCACACGGTCACCGAGTCCAACTCTTTTAGCTGGAGGGTTCATTTTATTGACAAATGCAGCTTCAGCAGTTGTTAATTGAGTCATTTAACCTTTCCCTCCTTTACCTTTCATTATTTTTGATACTTTGAATCCTTGTATTTCAGGTTTGTTAACCATTTCTATGATGGCCTCTCCCTGTTCATCCAATACCACTAAGCCCAGTCCTTCAACCATGACCTGTTGGCATCGTTCCTTACTTTGTATTTTAAATTCCATCCATCTCATCTCCTCTATGATATAATCCTAAAAAAAAATATATAAAAAAGGAATTATAAGACATTAACCTATAATACTTAGGCTATGCCGTATAATTCAGCAACACCAGCAGGGTAAGTGTGGTATTGCACAGCAACCTGAGCAAACCAGCCACTAGAAGCGAAAGGTAATGCACGGCCTTCTGGTATGAAGGATGGTGTTAGGAGGTCTGCAATGTTGATGAAGTTTTCATTGAACATTCCAAGGTGTCTGGTTGTTGCGGTTTTAGGCACGTAGGGGTCTACGACTATGGGTATTTCTCCACGGTTACTTGCATATGCAGGGAGACTTAAGCCTAATACTGCGTTGGTTTTATCCATAACCCGGCTCTGAGCAGCTAAGTCTTTCTTTAACTGTCTAAGCACTGATGCACTGGTTAATATAAAGGTGGGATAGGTTTTGAGAGTGTCATTCATGATAACTTCTAACCCTTCCACGTCGTCTTCTGTGATTTCGGTGTTGCTCATGTTGGTTCTGTTTCCACTGTCCTTTGCGATTTCGAACAATCCATCAAATTCCTGGGTGCCTGATGCGTCACCAGCGACAACGGTTTGGTCGAACTCTTCTCTGAGACTCATTAAAGCGAAGTTTTCCAGTTCACGTCTTGACTGGGCGGATGCTCCTTTCCCTAGAATGTCAGAGGCACTGAAGGGTAATGCTAAGTATTTCATGGTAGCATGGGTTAGGGTGCTGCTGCTTGCCCCGGTTCCAGCGGTGTCGGCGGTTTCTTCTATCCATTCACCAGCGAATCCACTGGTTATGATGTTGTAGTCTAGTTTGGTTGATTCTGCTGGTTTACGTCTTCCCTTGCTTTCAAGGTAGGTTAAGGCTGGTGTCATTCCGTATAGTACGCCGTTGTCATAGATTGATGGGTCAAGTATGTATGGCATGAAGTCCCCGGCACTGATTTGTTGGGTTATCATTTCGCCTTGTAAGTCTTCTCGGACGCTGTTCATGTAGTCGTCTACGTTTACGGCTCCTTCACGGCTCATTCCAGATTCGTTTAGGGTTTTGGTTTTTATTTCCACGTTTTCAAGTAGGTATTGTTTGATTTCTTCTTTTGAGATTGACATATTATCTTTTCCTCCATAATGTAATAATAAATAATATTTATTTTTAGCCGGTTACTTTACTACCAGGAATATATCCCTGTGTAATTTTACCATTAACCACCGCAGGATAATGGATAGGGTCATTGAATTTAACACCCTGTTTAACTACACCTTCATCTTTACCTTTGAGGGCTTCAACTACTTCACCGTCTTCTTCTGTGGTTTCGCTGGTTTGGGTTACCCCTTCACGGTCTTTCACCAGGTTTCCGAACTGTTCGTTGATGAAGTCTTTGGTTGATTCGAGGATTACAGTCCTTTCTTCTTCCACGGCTTCTTTAATCTGGTTTTCTATTTTTTCTTTTTCTTTGGCTTCTTGTTCAAGCTTTTCACGTGCTTTTTTATCATCAATTAAAGACTGGATTAGCTTGTTCTGGTTTTCTATCATTTGTTTTAATTCTTTTACTTCTTCTGACATGTTATTGTCCTCCATATTCTTATCTAATTCATCTATTACTGTGTTTTCTTCTTCAATTTCAGATTCTAATGCGTTTTCTATTACATTTTCATTAAAAGTGTAATCGGCTGATTGTTCTATATTTATAGTGTCCTCTTGTATCTCTGGAAGCATAGGGCCATCTATGATTTGGGTGACTATTTGTTGACAAATACCACCAGGACACCCATCCTCAGCTTCTGTTACTGGTTGAACACTCCCATCACTACGTTTAACTGCATTAATAGGGGTGACACTCCACTCCATCAATTCTCCATCATTGATTTCATAGGTGAGCTGTCCATTTTTTTCTTTACTGATTGTAGTATCTGTTGCTGTTCCCCCGAAGCTTAAACCGAGTTGTACTCCGTTCTGTATCCAGTGTTCTACCGTGGCTCTTGGTGCGTCAACTACAGGGTTGGGGTGTTCTTGTAGGAGGTCTGCGATTGGTAGTATTTCATCGGGTTGGCCTTCTTTGATTCCTGTTACTTTTCCTGCGATTTTGTTGGGGTCGTGATTGACTAATAGGTGTTTTCCGATGCTGGTTTCTTTGAGTTTGTTGATAAAGTTTTGGCTCATTTTGTGGCCGGTTCGGCTTCTTTCTGCTGCTGTTCCTATGCCTAGTATGGTTGTGATGTTTTGTTTGTGATAGTGTTTGATTGGCATTTGCACGAAGAAGGGTTTTTTGCCTGTTTGTTGGGCTTGTTTTACCCATTCTGGTTGGTATTTCAAAATTGTTTCACCTCAAAAATGATTTTTTTTAGAATAAATAATTAGAATAAATTAATAATTTAAAATATAAAATATAAAATGAAAATAAATTAACAAGTAATATAACCTGCAAACAACCGATTATCAATGAGAAGAACGACCTAATTTGTTTTCTAAATCATCTAAACGTTTATTCATCTTTCTTATTTCCTCAGTATAAATGTCAACACTAAAGGTTTCTTCTACTTTTACGACTCTTTTCGTGCCATCTTCCATTTCAACAAGAACATTATCATAGTCAATTATTTTAATAACCTTACCATATTCATGTTTAGGACACCCCATAATACTCTCCTCCTAATTATTTATCCTTCTGCTTCACCAGATAAACTTATAACCGGATCGGGGAACGGTTCATTACACCGACAACCATAATGAGGAGCCTTTGGATAATAATCAGCAGGATACGGGCCGTTATCTTCCAAATCTTGACAATCACTACAAACATTACCATCCCCACTGGTTTCCCAAGGATATAATATCCCTTCCTTACCTGCTAGGTCTAGGTTGCCTTGAACGCTGCTTTCATGGTATCCGAATTGTCCTATTCTTTCAGCTCTGTTTATTGTGTTGTTGTATGTTATGTTCTCTGCGGTTCGGGGGTCGCTTATTCGACTGTATTGTCGGCCTTCTTCCATCATTTGTTTTAGGTGGCTTAATTCATTGGGTGTTAAGTTTTTAGCATCACTTATTAATCCCGTGTTTGCTTCTGGCATTAACTTGGAAATGTTACCAATTCCAGGTATACTGAAACTAGCAGCTGCCCCGGTGATGGTGGTTGATTCTATTTCTTCCAGTTCTGTTGGTGATAATGTTCCAAGGACACTGGTTAATCCTATTAAACCAGCAAATCCGCCTAGGAATAGTAGGCTGTGGTCTGATTCATTGGTGGCCTGGTTAAAACTTGGTTCATACTCTTCCTCAAAGTAATATTCAACCCTACCATTAACCCTGTGTTTATTCTTTACTACCATAAGCAGCCTCAAAATATTGTTTACCTAGTCGCTGGTTAACTATACCATAATACAATTCCACACCCATCTTTTCAACTGCGAAACATTGCCATGTGATTAGTGCATCTAAAACAGTACTTGTCTTGGGGATTTTCTTTTTAATCCCTAACTCCTTAAGCTTTTTAACCATGGTCTCTGCATTTGTGGTGTAAACCTCGTTAATGAAGTCGGTGGCTAATTCTTTACCTTCACTATCCATGTCAACAAAGAGGTTATCGATAAGGTTTTTTAGTTTAGAATCGTTTAGTTTATCCTGTTTATCCCAGACCTGTTTAATCAAGTCTTGTAAACTTTGCCTATACTCTTTCTCAGGTTTGGTTGCTTCACCCTCACCCATCTTCTTGTTTATTTTGAAGGTGGGTTCATCAGTGGTTTGTTTAAGGTCAAGATCTAGGAAGTCTTCGAGTGTCATTTCGGTTGCCATGATAAGACTATCAAGTAGGTCTTCATCAACGGTAACCTTTTTACCACAGTTATTGCACATATCCAACCTCTTGTAGGTATTGTTTAATAAGTTTGGTTTGCTTTTTCCTATTACTTGGTCTGGTGGGTGTTGATTGTACTTCCCCCATGGGTGTTTCAGATCCACGACTTACATACTGGTTACCAACCATGCTTAGGGGTATCCTGTTACTATTGATGAATGGTGTGTCTGCAAGTGGATCATCGAAGGGTTCTTCACCCCTTTTAACCCTAACCTCATTTAAATAAGTGGTTCCGTTGTTTATTCTTTCAGTAATAAGTTTCTCTTGTCGTATCTCATCCGTCTTGGTTAAATCCTTAAATGCAAGTCGTGTTTGGGTTATGCCCATCAAATCTAGTAACTGGAAATTCAGGTAAGATAGAATACTACTAGCTTCATTGTTGATGGTTTCATTCATTGCATCTTCCTGACTTTCACCTGTACCAGTTCCGATATTTCCACTTTCTACTCTCATAATTTTGTGTGGTGGTACGTGGAACACAGCAGATATGGCATCGATATTCGCTTTCTGAATATCGGGGGTCATCATTTCTTTGTTGGTGTTGGCTAGTCCTTGGAATGTGGCACCGTGCATGATTAGGTGACCACTTTCGCCGGTGGATTTCATGTCATTAATCTGTTTTTTGATGATAGATAGTGAGTCTTTGAAGTTTTCATGGCTGATATTATCGGACACGCTTAGAATGCCTTTGAGGGTGTCTTTAACGAAATAACGGAGGTTGTGTTCCATAAGGGCGTTATCGGTTAATATGTTGGTGAATAATGGAACCAGTTTGCTTAATCCCTTATACTTACTATATGGATTGGGGTTGAGTAATGGGATGATACTTCCTTCGGGGAAGATATAACCGTTATCTTTACGAATATAAACCGGGCGACCATTAACTAGTTCAGTATCCACTTTATAGGGTGGTACTCGGTCAAGTCGTGCTACAAAACCATACTGGTTATAGTTACATTCAATATAAGCCATTCCTGTTTGTAGTTTATCAGTGACTATTTGGTTAATGAAAACATCCTTTGGCTGTTCCGGGTTGGGATATTTGAAAAGATATTCAAGGTATTCTATTTCAAACTTGTTCGGATTAGTTTCCGGGGTTAAAGGAACACCAACAATCGTGGAGCTGGCGATGGGTTCGGCGATTGCATCTATGGCGGCGGTGATGTATGGGTTGCCTATTGCTAGTTGATGGCAGGTGAATGGGTCGAGTTGTGCGTAGGCTGTTTTGAAATAGTTGGATCGGTAGTAGTTTAGGAAGTCGGCAACATTGTCAAATTGCATTCCTGTATAATCGTTTAATGCGTTCATTAAACTTGTTCCAGCTCCTTCGCTGGCTTGGGGTGTTATTGCCCTTTTACCAGCGTTTATGAGGGTGGTTACTGGTTGGGTTATTGCTTGTTGTATGTTCATGGTTTATTTCACCTGCAAAAAATAGAAATATAATAATAATAATGTAATGGTTTTACCACACGTCAATCGAACTAACACTCGCCAATTTATCATCTTCAATGAAATTGTGTAAGTAAATAATCCCATAGCTGATTGCATCCACTATGTCATCATGTAAGCCATCAGGAAAACTTTGGAACTCACTATTAATTATCTGAATTAACTCAGAATCATCCGTTATGTTTATGAAGAAGTTACCGTCAATGATTAGGTTTTTGAGTGGTGTGGCTCGGTCTGGTTTACTGTTTATGGCTTTGCTTCTGTGTACTCGGTAGCCTGGTAGTTGTAGTTGCCATTCATCGAATAATAGATCTCCAGCGGCGGCTACTCCTGTTTCTATTAGTATTTCCACATCGTAACCATCATTACCAGCGGTGTTGAATACGGTGGTTTTGGTTTGTTGTCCATACTGTCCTCGTTTAATTTTTGTGACTCCTATGCGGTTGTGGTTGGTTATAACCATCAATGCTCCTACGGTGTAGTCACTGTGGATGGTAGCTCCTTTACTTATATCCCATGTTCTAATGGTTTTTAAGATACGTTCGTCTGGTTGTAGTCCTTCATATCTGATCCGTGTTAAATCAAAGAAATCAGTAGTATCATCAAGGGGCTTTTGTTGCCAGATGCTACTGAATAGTCGTTCTCCCACTTTACTTAACTTCGATTCTAATTCTGTTAGGGTGTACTTCTCCCCCCATAGTGGCTTGTTTTCTTGTGTGATTGCGGGGAAGGTTACAAATAAATAATCAGATGATTGTTCTCTTTCGAGGTAACCTATCAAGTCATTGCTATGCCATCGTGTGTGTAATATGATGAGGTGGGTGTGGGGTTCTATCCGTTGCTCGACGATACGATTAAACCAGTCTATCTTTTTTTGTAGGGCAGTGGGTGTGAACTCTTCTTCTTCGCCTTTGTAAGGGTCATCGATAATTATGTAATCAGCATCTTGACCAGTAATACTACCGCTAGCCCCGGTTAGTCTTATACTGCCATTGTAAAGTTTACCAGTCTTATCACAGAACATTAAATGCGTGCTGCTATGTTTAACATCGGATAAATAAATATTAAATAAATGTCCATACTCTTTTACACTATCCCTTAGTGCTATACCAAACTTCTCAGACAATGTACTGGTATTGTTAATAATTAGTATATTTAAGTCAGGGTTTTGGAATATAAGCCATAAAGGATAAGCTAAAGTCACCATACTACTCTTGGAATGTCTTGGTGCCATTGATATAGCCAGATGCTTATCAAGTCTTCCTAACTTCAAAGCCATCAAATGACGGCTAAGCTTCTTAATATGGGGTGCCTTAACCGGCTTACCCCCAAATTTCTCTATAACAAACAAACGATAAAACAAATACAAATCATCCAGGAACCGTGAATCAATCTGTTCCCCCACATTGGTCATAATCTTCATCCTCTAAAATCTTAGACTGATTATTATTAGTAAAAATAATATTACACTTCTGCGAACCATCCATCCTAGTATGCTCAGTAGGCTCACCCAAGGCTAATTTACCCATCTTATGAAATGTTGATGCAGTGTTACTTAACTTCTGAATATCATGATTAGATAAATCTTCTTTCTCTAATCGTTTATCAACAGCACATAATCCTTTATCAGCTATATTAAGAGCTTTATTATCAATATTAGCCGACTCCTCAGCCAACACCTCAATCTTTTTTTCCTCAATTTTTCTTTCCTTTTTATTGCTGAAAAGTTTCCTTTCCTGTTTCCAATTTTCAGCACTGGATTTCTTAGTTATTGTGGAGAAACTACAACCATGTCGTTCACATAACTCATCAAGAGTGGGACATATTATCTTTCCTTCTTCGTCTGGGAATCCTTGGACATATTCTCTTTTGATTAGTACCCAGTCGTATGCCATGTTCTCATCCTTCTTGTGTGTTTTTTATATAATTGGTAATCGTGCATTAATTCATACTCATCCTTAGTAATCGGATGGTGATTACAACCTAATTGTGGGTTGTGTATGGTGCTACAAAAACTCATAAGTATCTTATATTCCTAGGAATAGTGTTTTATAACCAAACGTGATAAAAAAACTAACAATCAAACCAATCGCCAAGTACAACAGTTTTTCTAATTTGTTTATACTCTTATCTTGGTTCTCATCATTTTTACCAATCGCAACAACGGCCTTTTCGAGTGCTGTTGTTCTGTCATATAATGCTTTGTCTGCGTCTTCTGTTTTGGTTCCGATGTTATCCACTCTTTCTTTGAGCCATTTTTTTTCTTCTTTGTTGAAGTTGTTGATGAGTTTGCGTTCTTCTAATCCGTTGGTTAGGTTTGTGATGCTTTTGTTCACTTCGTCGAAGGCATATTTTATTTTTTCATCACGTTGGCTGAATCCGGTGTAGAATGAGTCCATGCGGGCTTGGTTGTCGTTGTATTTGTTTAGTAGTTCTTCTAGTGTTTCTGTTTGCACGCATTTGAAGGTGGGTTGGTCTTGGTGTGGCATGGTGATTTTACATCCAATAATTGTAATAAATAATTAATATAAATATAAAAATAAAATATGTGGAGCTGGTTTTATGCTCCATCTTCTACTGGTTCTGGGTTTCGTGGTTTGATGTAATTGTACACTGCTAATAGTATGGCACCGATTATGGGTACGTAGATTTGGAATTGTTCTGGTATTACACGTGGTAGGAGTGTGGGATCTGTTACAAACACACCTAATACTATTACTCCTATTGTTATTAACAATGTGGATAGTTTTCCTTGATCAATCATAACTTAATCCTCTCCATTTTTTTGTTTTTAACTCTTTTTTAGCATTCTATCAAGGGTGGGAGGGGAAAAATAGGGGGGTGTATGTCCTTGGATGTTCCCCGGGGTCACATTTCTTGGAATGAAAAAAAGAAAATTAATTAAAGTATTTCATAATTCCGGAACACTTGGTGGGCTTTCTCCCACGCAGTCAATTCATGCACTACTGGTTCTGTTGGTTCTGGTTCTACTTTTGGTTTAACATATCGTGTTAGGTACGCTCTGGCAGGTGTGCTGTGTTCTGTTCCATGATTCCCACAATACAGCCGGATAAACAATTATTAACTATTTATCTATCGGCATCGCAGGAACCACAAACAATAATACCCTCTGGATATGTACCATCAAACTCTAAGTATAAACTGCCATGAGATCCACACATTGGACAGTAATTAATCCATGTATGGGTTTGCCAGTTATAACTACCTCCAATGTAGCATGATTCTTTAGTGGTAACTGTTAGTGTATCCGCTGCATTGACTATGGGTAGGGATACCAGAATAAATAATAAAAGTAATAATTTATAGTGCTTAATTTAATCACATCCATATAGTTTTAGTAGGCGTTTTCTTTTAACGGATTGCGTCTATATTGACTATTAGGGTGTGCCACTAACAATTTTTAAGCCCTGTTGGGGCTGTAATAATACATAAATATCACCTAACTGTTTCCAAAATGGAAACAATTCATTCATGCCATGTAAACTATCCGGGATTTCCGGATAGTTGTAAACGGTAAATGTAAACATTAAATGTATTCATGAGGCGTAAACTTATATTATGAGGCGAATATGAGGCGTAAAAAATGTATTCAATTGAGTAAATTAATTATTCAGCCATAGGTTAATTAAATCAGTACGTGTGCGTTGTATTTGCCGATTCTCCCAATATAATACAACTGTTTCTTTATGGAACATACCACAAGGATTAAAATTACACGCTTGTAATTCAGATAAAAAAGTCATAAGCCATCGACCAACACCGGATATTCTTCCCGGAATCGTGCAATAACCTCTGGGAACATGATGTATTCACATTCCACACAGTCACAGGTTATCTTTATTAGGTCATCGTTAATATGGTAAAAACGTAAACTAAGACCAACCTCTGAGGCGATGTTGTTTAAAAGCCTGTTTATCTCCAATTCACAAACCACACCCACATCCTCATACCGTGGGTGGTTAATCTCCTCTTGGATCATCTGGATTAAACGTCCAATATAACGATCCGACATACATATCACTTGTTAATCTTCAAAAGGTTTGCATTGGTGGTGGTGGTCTTCTATAACGTCAATTAAACACTGATAACTTTCATCCTCTCGTTTACACACTTTCACGGTATTACAGTCGTAGTGGCTGAATACATTAGTATAACTTAGTGTGGGGTAGTTGCCTTGGTCTATCCATTTGCATATCTGTTTTATGTATTGTCGGCCTTCTTCGTACCGTTCACGTCTTGTCTGGATATACATGCAGTTGTGGTCAACCATCCGGTCTATCCGGATAGTTGGATCATTGTTTAATATTTTAATCAATGATTCTAAGGTCTGGCTTAATATCACCACATCCCTAACATGTTAAGTAAAAGTATTGTAATGAACAATATTAATACAGATAATGTTAGTAGGGTTATGTCATGCTCATCCACGTTAATCATCTTCTTCTTGTTGTATGAACTTCTTTTTCAAAATATTGGAGCATCCTGGACAGAACAACGGTTTAGAACTGCCAGTTATAATGTAATGCTCATGGCAAGCCGTGCAACTCACACGAAACGTATCCCCCCCCATAACTAATCATGCTCCCTGCAAATAGCTTCATCAATCTCATTAACAAAAGACTTTTCAATCTCCAAAAACCGAGGATGAGTATGATGTTCCCCCTCAAAATCCGGGAACTCCTCAAGAAATTTATGATGAGCCTTTTCATGACTAATTAATAATAACAAAGCATAACGAATCAATGCAGGCTTATTCGCCTTAATAACAAGCAACGTACTCCCTGGTTTACTTTCAACAAATTTATCAGGATATAATTTCGCAGTTGGAAGTTTGCATCTTTTGTTTTGAAATAAAAAACGATATTCATCATTTGGATCTGCAATATCCAAAACCATGTCCAACTGAGATTTCACTTAACCCCTCCGTAATGCTAACTCATTAAAATCTTCCATAGCATCAGGCAAACGCTGATCAATCAAATAATCAATATTATTCAAATGTAAATGTTTATCCAGTGTGATAAACTGAAAAGCAGGAGGCAATGGTGGGAGTTCCATATCATCAGGGTAGCCATCATAATTTAAAAAAGCACCACTAAAACCATAGAAACGCCGACCCAAACCTTTATAAGCATTAGTATCAAACAATGGATTAGTAAACCAATCCAAACGATGATTATGTCCCTGTAAAAACAGATCGGCATGAATATGGGTTGTATCCCTAATCATGGCTCCTTGAGCTAAGTGAGCATGTTTATTACTTGTTTTACCATGACTCGCATGAATAGTGAACGGTTTATCATTAATAAGAAAAGTTTCCCTGTACTGATTAGCATAAGGAATATCCAAATGATGACTCATTAACCTGACAAGACTTAAATCAAATTCACGCTCTAATCTTTTTTTATGATTACCTGCAATCATAACCTTTGTATCATCAATAAATGGGTCAAGGAAGTCTTCTGTTTCTATAACTTGAGTATCTGCTGATCTATTTTGTTTGGCAATACTACTACCCACATGTTTACTTCCAACTTCTATGAGGTCTCCCATGAGTATGAACATTTTTGGGTTTTTGATTTTTTTAACCATTTTAACCCAGTAATCGAGGTATTCATAGTTACATCCTGGATTTCCACGATGAATATCTCCAAGTGGAATTATGTATAATAGGTCTTTCCCAGTTAGTTTATAACTATCCATACCCCTCATCACTCCCCATTTTTTTATTCGTAATCGTTCACAGAATCCTCACTCTCACCAACATCAACCCCACCACAACCAGGACACACTTGATTATACAAATAACTAACCCTCTCCTCAAAAGGAACACTCCTAGTATTCACACTCCAAACACAATCACAATCATTGCATTTGAATTCAAATTCGTATGGATCAGGTTTATCTTCATAATTTGTCATGGGATAATCACCCCTTCATAATTTTTTCTTCTTACTATTACTGGGGGCTTTCATTCCCAAGGAACGCAACCTTCTCCATCACCTTAAAATAGTCTTCCTCAATTAATCCAACTTCGTCAACAAAACCAAAAGCACTGCGTGGTCTTCGGTCTTTAAACTCAATCCTCCGACCATCCTGTTTCATAACCCCTAGGCATAGGGCGAGTACAATCATTTCATAAGTACAGGTATGGTGGAAATATTTAATTTCACCTGCTCTTTGAATCAAATACCATACTCGATCCTTCTGATATGGGGTCATCTGGAAGTGGGTGTTCACAATCCCAATATAATCATGATATTGTCTGAGTCTCCAGCCTTGTTTGTCGGCGTGTGTTTCGCTGTACTGTTTTTCTAACCATCGGACACGGCCATCTTTTTGTGTGGTTTTGTTCTGGAAATAATCTTCTAAGTGTTCCTCTTCAACTAGTATGTCCAGATATGTATCTCCTGTGATGGGGTTCTCGGAAACCATCATATTCTGTTTTAACACTTCTCCACAGTTTTCACAAACCTTTTCCCCACGGTGTGTGTCATGCCGGTAGTATGTGAAACTCCTACACGTATGACAAAGATATAAACCCCCTGTTAATCTTTTTAGTTCTTCTCGGTTGCTTATTATAGGCCATTTACTTTCTACTGTTTTTGTTATGTTGATTTAATCAGCTCCCCACTTTTTGTTATACTACTACGACAGATAGATCATTTTATATAATATTCAGGATATAAGTTTTAGCCCCCTAAACATAACACACCACCATAAAAAAATTAACGATTTATGAAAATTGGAATAGTTCTCCCTGCAAAATAAGTACCCATGAACGGATGAATTTCAAATGAAGTTCCATAATTCTCACAAAAATCAATTAATTTTTTAAAATCATCCATACATAAATCATAAGGTTCTAATGTTAAATTAATTGTCTT